TAATCTCATTGATAACGTCCCACGGTGTTTGAGTTGTAGTTCTGGCTGAAGCTTCAAGTCGTAAATCTAATGATGAAATATAATCTTGTCCTAAATCTCTTTCAGTTCCTGCCTTCATAGCTTCATCTATGATAGATTTTATACCATCGTAGTCTTTATTCTCTAATAGATTAACTGATTCTAATATAGCTCCCTTTAACGATTGATTCTTACAGAAGTCTAATGTTTGTTCTTGTACAAATTCTAAATCTGTAGATTCGATATTTTTCCAAACGTCTCTTAATTTATCTACAACACCTGACTTTAAAACATCATTCTCTATTTCATCTATTTTATATTTTACTACTTCAAGTGTAGGTTGTTTTTTATATTGTGTATAATAATCTTTAATAGTTTGTACAAGCCAAGTATTAGAATCTGAATCAAACATTGATGGATTTAAAATATCACTAATAGTCTGAATAAATTTTATATCTCTTAATAAAGATGCAATAATCTTAGACTGAAATGATGTTCCAAATTGTGTTAATGTTTCACTCATCTATGTGTCTCTACTCTCAAATATTCTTGTAAAACCAAATCAGTCGGTTTCACATTATGATTTCCACGTTGAAATATTTCCCACGAATCTATAGCATATTGACCGATACCATACAACTCATCTACAGATTTGAATCCATTCACATACCCCTCACTCATCTTTATCAATCGTTGAGCTCTTGTATTATATAATCCTAATGGTTTGATTATATTCACCAACTCTGAATGTTTAGCGTTCATCATATCTTTAGCTGTAGGATATGTACTGAAGAGCTCATCTCTAACGGTATCAACTTGTTTTCTATTAGTTTGATTTAATAACATACAACAAACTAACATCTTCCAATCATCATCTTGATATATCTCTTGTAGTAATGGTCTAATTATATGTCTAATCATTTGTTTTCTCTGCATAATGATTTAATTGATTAAAGTTAGTTAACAACCAACTATTGAGATTAGGAAGAGCAGCATATAATTTATCTTCCAAAAACATTTTTTGAAATTTATACTTTACTAACCTATTAATCGGTTCGTTAACTCTCGCTACTATCTTTGTTTTTGTAGAACCAGAAATGTCCACATCAGATAACTGCATTAATTTGTAATTCAATTCTATGATATCTTTTGATTCTGGTAATTCTGTAATAACCTCATCTATATTAACTATACGATTCTCGCTCAAAAACGGTAATTTTTTTTGAATTGTTTTTAATCCTAGACCTCTTACACCTGATATATTATCCGACTTGTCTCCATCTAACACTCTATACCAAATAAGATTGTGAGATGATATACCAAACTCATCTAATACAGCATCTTCATCATACAATTTCTTTTTAGTTGGACTCCATACTTTTATCCTACCATTTGCTAACTGAAGAAAATCTTTATCAGTCGACATAATTGTAATTTGAGATTCAGTAAGAACTTGTCTACATAGATAACCAATCGTATCATCAGCTTCAATGTTATCATACGATAGAACCGTTACAGGAAGTGTGTCTAAGTATTCTACGATACGTTGTAATTGCATAATCATATTTTGTTTCTCATCTTCTTGAGAAGCAAAATCGTATGTGCGATTCACTCTGTATTTTGTTTTTCTATTCTGTTTGTATTCAGGGTACAACTTTCTACGGCGTGTAGACCCACCCTTACCATCAAACACTATGATGACACGGGTAGGTCTAAACATATTTATAGTATAACCGATACTTCTTAGAAAACCAACTATTCCACCAACGTGAATACCATCATCATTGGTAGTCGGTATAACTGAAAATACTCTAATAAAAGTATTTAAGCCATCTATTACAAGTACTTTATCATTAGGTTCACCACCGTCTAAAGAACCACCTTTCTTCTTGATTTCATCAAGAATAGAAAGATATTTTCCATTACTCACTTAATTCCTCTTCTACAACCACATCATCAATACCGAAATTCTTTTCGTACTTTAGTATAACCTTGTCGCAAATTAAGTTATAGCAATGAGTTCTGAAGTCTTTATCTTTAAGTTGTTCACTCCAATCTTTAGATTGAAATTTGAGTTCTTTACCCTTATGATTATCCATCGTATACCAGGCTCCACCTTGTTTTACAAGTTTATGTTCTTTCATAACTTTTAACCAGCTACCCTCATCATCGATACCACTTTCAAAGTAAAGTTCAAAATCAGCATGTCTCATAGGAGGACCAAGTCTGTTTTTAATGACTTGAGCTCTCATCTTCATACCAATAGTATTATTCTTTTTATCTTTAATTTGACCTGTATTTTTCAATCTGATACGAGTTGAAGCATGAAAAGGAAGAGCTTTACCACCACTTGTAGTCCACGGGTCACCAAACATAACTCCGAGTTTTTGTCTGAGTTGATTTGTGAATACGAGAGCAATACGTTGTCTACCAATCATCTGAGTAATCTTTCTCATAGCTTTTGATATCACAATAGCTTTAGAAGTAGCCCAACCATCTTTATCAAAATCAGCATCTAATTCAACTTTAGTTGTAGCAGCAGCTAGTGAATCGACTAAGATAGTAACTAATCTATCTTTATCTGATTCACGAACTTTAGCTACAATCTCTTCTATAGCTGAAAAAATATCCTCTACGGTTTCTAAATGTAGATATAACATACTCTCTACATCGACACCTATAGAAGAAAGAAACTCTGTACTAACTGCAGTTTCTGTATCAATGTATACAGCAACTCCACCTTTCTTTTGTGTTTCGGCAAGCATATGAGCACCGATTAGTGATTTACCACTCGATTCTAATCCATTTAGTTCTGTAATTCTACCTACAGCAATTCCACCCTCAGGTTTATTTGATATTGCTAAGTCTAACATAGTAGAACCTGTAGATACAAAATCTTTAATGTCTGTAGGTGTAGTGTCGGAACCATCCAAGAAATATGCTACTTTCATATCCTTGAATTGTTTATTTAAGGTGTCGGCTAAGACACCAGCTAATTCATCTCTTGTTGACATAAATTATCTCCAATTTTATTGTTAGTAAAAGTGGGGGTATAATAAATACACCCCCGTTTTTATTTAGCTATTGAACAAATCATCAAATGCATCTGACGTTTCTTTGGCGTTGTAAGAACTTTCTTTTTTGGGTTCTGCTACTTTTTCTGTAGTTTCTTCCTCTGAAGATTCTGAATCACCATTGAGATAATCATTTAGTGCTTGTGTCAATTCATCATAAGATTGTTCCTGATAGATTTCAGTAATATTCTTTTGAGTTTCTTTGATTGTTTCAAGCACTGAGGCATCCTCTGTGATTGGAGTTTGATTTGGTTTTACCCTTATTGAAGTTGAAGGGAATGATTTACCGGTTTCTTCTGCAGTTTTAAACTCTACAGCCACATCACGTCCACTTGTAGCATCTGTGATATCACCATAGTCGGGGTCTGCAATAATGGAAAGCAGTTCTTGATAAACCGTCTTACCGAATCCCCAGAATCGAACACCTTGAGATTCTTCTCCTCGTACTAATACGGGAGCAAAAGTTCTCATTTTAGCTTCGATTTTTCTACCAAGACGATAATCATCTTTTGAACCAGTTGCCTTGAGTTTTTGAGCAAACTCTTCGATAGGGTCTGGTCTACCAAATGAAATTGGTGAAAGATAATTTTTACCACCTAAATCATAATGAAAATATAACTCAATGAAAGGATTGTCCTTGTTAAATTTATAAGGAACAATTCTAACTAATTGAGTACCCGGTGATGGTTTCCATAAGTTTGATGTTCTTGTAGTTGATGTCTGAAGTTGACTAAGACGATTTTTGATTGCATTTAAGTCCATTAAATATCTCCTATTTTTTATTCGTTAATTAGTAATTTTTAATCAAGTATAACCTTGATACATAAATAAGTATAATGAATCGTTTCAAAATACAATTATTTTTTTTCTTTTGTCCAAGTTTTTGTATCCACGATTGAATATATGCGCGTTGGTATTTTATTTAGTCCATTTTCATTTGTCAATAGTAAGCAATTCTTATAGTTTTCCCACTCTATAGGAAATGATTTATCTAATTTACCACCATTCAATTCACGAATTAAATCATTGAGTGCATTAATAGTGTAAAGTGTATTCGTATTCTTCTTTCTATGGAGCGAAATAGTATCTGGAATCCCTTGCATAAAGTCCTCATCATACTCTACATTATAAGTACAGATTAATTGGTGGTGGTCATTTTCATTTTGAAATACATAAACTTTATTAAACACAATATCATTACAAGTAATAATCACATCTATTACTTCGTTTAGTTTGTTTCGTTTGGTAAATGTACAAAGTAGTTGTGTTTTCATTAGCTAATCCCCAGTCTACGTTTTTCTTTATCACTAATTTCAGGTTCGGGTGGATACTCTTCTTTATTAGCAGTATGTAATTGTTGGGCAAAATCTTTAGCTATATCAAATTCTAAACCAACACTTGAAGCATAACCTAAACCTTTTTGTCTAACTCTGACTTCTGATATTTTTACTTCTTTTGCAGGTGCTTTACTCTCATACACTAAATAGTTGTTACCATCTTCATCTTCTTTAATAGTTAGACCTGCTTTAAAATCTTCATAATTATCAACTCCAAATAGTCTTTTTAATGTAGCTGGGTCTGCAGATAATCCACCTATTGCCATAGCCTCTTCACCCTCAATCATAGACTTTAAAGGTAACTTTTCAGCTAAAGCATTCAATAATCCCTCTTTAGCTTCCTCATCGTCAACTAAAAATTGAACCGTGTCATTTTGATATCTTTTAATCGAACCCTCTGGAAATTTACCATCTTCTCCTTTTGCGTAACCAATTTGTTTATTTAAAAAATCTAAAGCTTCTTTATCACCATTAGCCGCACTTATAGCTGCATGAATTACCATACCTTTTTTAAATCTATCTTGAGCTCCACTACCAAACTCGTCTTTAAATCTAGCTGAATCAATAGGAGGTGGTACTTCCAATTGTTCTAAAGCTTGGATTATTTTTCTACCTGACGGGTTCATCTCCCATTCACCTTTTTTATTTTTACGAATGACACCTGTAGCTACAAGTGTACTTCTTAATGCTTTATTTTCTTTTTCGAGAATACTACCTGTTAATAATTTAGATTCATCAACCTCTAATGTTTTTGCTTTCTTACCATATTCAATTGGTCTTTCAATCTCACCTTTTTTATAAACTTCTACATCAACTTCAGGAGGTACATTTGATGACCATTTTTTAATTTCTGTAACTACCCCGTTGAATAATTTAGCTACTGAATCCTTTTTTAATGAAATTTCATCTAAAACATCTTTACCATCAACTTCTATTTTTGCATACATATCACTTGAAAAACCTTTATTATTTTCATAATCATCGTTACCTAAAGCATTAAATTCTTCTTTTACGTCCCAGGCTGTATTTTTTATTTTCCAATTACCCTTACCATATTTTTTATCAAGTCGTTTTTTAGTTACCGTTCTTACAGCTCTAACAGAATCTAACCAATCTTTAGTAACAATTGGTTTTGAACCTTTTGGATATTTTTCTACTTGTTTTTCTAAAATACTAATGAACTCTTCAAACTCATCATCGTTCATACCGACACTAGCCATAGTTATTACTTCACCGGCTTGAGCTTGTAATTCACCAGCTCCTACACCTTTTAAAAAATTAGTTATTTTTGTTTTTGAACCTTTTTCACTATTTAATAAACGTGTAATAACTTTAGCATATTTTTTAGGTATTCTACCTGATTCGAAAAATTTCTCTATATCTTCCGTTCTTAACTCATCACTTTCGTTTTCAAATACAGGTTCTATTTCTTGTTGATTACTAAATTCTTCATCATCTATTCCCGTGTCTGTGGTTGAATAGGTCTCGGATTTAGAAGTCTCAACGTTTTGTTTTAGTGATTTGTCTTTTTGATTAGGTTCACCTGATTTAATCTTTTCTGGTTCATCTTCTTCTTTATCTTTTTTAACCTTTTCAATATCATCCTTAGAAGCATCTTTTTTTATTAATTTTTGACCTCTATCAGGATTATGTTTCTTTACGGTATAAGATGAACCATAACTACCGTCTGATTGTTTTTTCTGTACTATATCAACTTCGTTTATATTTTGTAAAAATTCATCAATAACTTCGAAAGGCCATTTATACTCAATCAGTATTTCAGAAAGATGATATAAGTGTGTAGAATTATTTGGATTAGGTTTACCATCATCTACACGATATGACCACTCTTTTACTATTTTGTTTAAATCTGTAATCATTATTAACCCTTGTGAATCTTACCTTTTCGTTCTTTGAACCATTTTCTAAACTGAGCAGGTGAACCGATAGTAA